ATGCTGACATTAAATAAACAACACAAGTAAAAAGTATAGGCAAAACAGCAAAAGCTGTTTTCTCAATAAGTTGAGATTTTGCCTCTAGCTTTTCAGTCATTTACAATTTTAGATAACGAAGCCTGCGAGATAACGCCAGCATCAACCAACAAAGCCAATACTTCTGTAGTGTGGGCCAACTCTTGCGGAGTAGCCATTTCTTGCTTTGCTGTAATAATTTCAGGCGCTGAGTCATTGTCCCACTTCACTCGCTCAGACAACGTAAGACCGGCGCGAATGCTCTCGACGGTCCATGTGCGTGGTTGGGGCGGTGGTGCAGGTGGAGGTTCAGGTTTTACAAGCTGACCATTAACCCACCCATCGCCGTTTACAGCGTCATCAGGAACTTTAGTGTTATAAAACACTGCGACATCTGAATGGTAAATATCTGACGGGTTTGCGTGAGCAACATCCCTAATACGATTGTTTTCAATCCATGCGTATTTCATGATTAATAACCTTCTGTCCAATAGAGAATAACACCACCAACGCCGCCGGTGCCACTATTACCACCACCGCCACCACCGTAGCCGCCACCGCCACCATTACCACCACCACCACCACCAAATCCGCCGTTGCCGGCTTGAACGGTGACCCCACCGCCACCACCACCACCACCGAAGCCGCCGTTACCTCCTACTGAGCTGCCAGCTGCCCCTCCTCCCCCTCCTCCGGGGCCGCCATTACCTCCATGACCGTTGGATGATGTGCCCCCGCCTCCTCCTCCTGAGCCATTAAGAGTGCAATAAAACATTTGAATAAAAGGATTGTCTGGCGATGCTTGTCCCGAGCCAGAACCACCCGAACCACTTACGCCGGGGATCCCTCCTGCCGCCCCTAATCCAGCGCCTCCCTGACCACCAGCCGTTGTAGATGCGGAGCCGCTTTTTCCAGCAGATGCAGTTCCGCCACCCCCAGCGCCAGAAGTGGCTGTTGCGGCTGACCCTCCATTGTTGCCAATTCCAGCGCCGCCGCCGCCGCCACAAGCACTAGAAGTGGAAGCACCCCCATTACCGCCCATTCCACCACCACCGCCACCAGCGGCACCAGTTGAACCACCACCACCAGTCCCACCATTTCCGTAAAACGAGCCAGCGCCGCCGCCGCCACCGTACTGGTTTGATGCTCCACTGGTTCCCCCACTGCCGCCAGAATATGTTAGAAACCCACGCAATGAAGCAGATGCAGTGCCAGCCCCACCAGTTCCGGGCGTAGTTGTGGCCGCATTTGTTCCACCAGTTGCAGATAACAAAGTGCCAAAGGATGAGGTTCCGCCCTGAGCACCAACTGTAATGGTTGGCAATAACTGTCCGGGTACTACATTAACAATTCCAAAGGCAAAGCCGCCACCGCCACCTCCGGCAGAATCACCATTACCACCACCACCAAAAACAGCAACGCCTATCTGAAAGACGTTTTGCGGCACCACCTCGGCGGAGGTTGTTGCAACTATTTGCTTGACGTTTGTCCACCTTGCCGGAGCAACACGGGTTGGTGCATTAGGCGGCACCGGATAGCCATAAGTTCCTTTGTTCATTTTAGAAGTCCCCGCCAAAAGCAATAACTTTAAAAGATTCTGCGTTGTTTGTCGCAGCCCGAAGCGAATAACCAGTCGGAATCACAATAGGTAAAATTTGCGTCATTGTATTTGTGTTAAGTTGCGCTGCCCACGCAGGTAACGTGCCGCTTGGAGTAATAGCAGTTACAGGAATTTCGTTGATCAGGTGAGCGGTTGTTCCGTCATATACAAATAGACGGATCATGCCAGCCGTCGTCGTTGCAGTTGCTTGAATATTAATCGCGTCAATGCGAGATCCGCTTGATCCAGCCGTAAACACCGTTCCAATTGTTCCGGTTCCATCTCGATTTGTATTCGCGGTACTGATTGTTCCAATACCGACTTTCGGTACGCTTGCGTATTGAGCTTGAGTTGCCATTTAAATGATTCCTTGAGTTATGAGAAGAAAATCGGGAGGACCCGAAATAGTACCCCACGTTGGTGCGCTGCTGCCAGCAGAAGTCAACACTTGCCCAGCAGTCCCGACAGAGGAAAATGCTGTTGCTCCGCTATCAGTTTGGTAAGGAATAACACCAGCAGAGCCGCCAGCCAAGTTGGTTACAGAACCTGTTGTGGTTGCCAATGTTCCTGTGGAACTGGGAAAAGTGATTATGGCAGACCCCGCAACGGCAGGAGCCTGTAGCGTCACCGTTCCACTGGAAGACCCCGGAAGGACTATAGTGGGCGTCGTAGTCCCACTGGTCCCGTCAATTACTACTGGCATTATTTAGTCTCCAATAAATGCATAAATAGCTATTAAATTGTTAAACGGTAGCACATTCATAAGCCAAGAAATGACCGGGGCGTATATTAGATTGTACCGTGTAAAAATTTGTCTCACTTGTTCTTGATATTGAATCACTATTACCAAAATAAAGGACAGGAGTCGAAGAAGTAGAGAATACTGTACTACCGCTATACGATATCGTGCCTCGCATATTACCACTACCCACAAACATGCTGTAAAGAGCCGAATTGCTGGCTAGGTTTTGGTAAGTGCCAAGTGCTCCGTCAAAAGCGCGATTGGAGGGCCAAGCGGTATTACCACCAGAAGCGTTAGCATAATATTGAACAATGGACAGAACAGGCGAAGCCGTCGAAGCGTCCACTTTTAAAAATGTAACAGCAGTGTTATTTCCAGAAATAAAGTTTGCGGTGGTGCTGTCGGAAAACGTCCTGACGTGGAAAGTAGATGATAGGCCAGTAAAAGTGATAAGCGTTCCAGCCGTAGCTGTGCCAGAGGAATCGGTAATAATATTAATATAATGGGTGGGACCCGCCGCAAGAAACCCATACATTACCAAACGGTTTCCGCAAACCGCAATGTCTGAGTTGTTAAGTAAATTAACGCTGGTCCAAGTCCCAGTGAATGCCCCGCTGACATTTGATTTGGTGGCTGTGGTGCCGCTGACACTTATCAAATCTACGTTCAGAGCTGCCCCATTAACACTAAGGCACCAATAACGGCCTGATGCAGAAGCTGGTAAAATACGGTAAGTATAAGAACCGTCATTAGCCGTGACCGTGGTTTGGGTGCCAGCCGTCAAAGTCGTCCCCGATACGCTATAAGGCGCAAAAGTTACGGTCGCGCCCGTGCCAGTATGATAAACCGCCAAAAAAACGCTTGAAGAGATGAAGTAGGCGTTTAAATTAAAAGTACCTGTAAAAGTTTGCGCTGTTCCAATAGTAGGAACTGTACCACTTACAGTAATAGCTCGCAAAGCACAAGAAGTGGTTCCATTTACGCTGTAGCGAAGAACATAAGTGGAACCGCAAACCGTAAACGGTGAATAACTGCTTGTGTTATTTCCAATATATTGGCGGGCGTCAAAAAAAGCACCAGAAGCAGCGGCAACAGGAGTGTTAACTGTTATGGTGGTTCCAGATATCGAGAGGATAACCGCCGTAAATACATTAGAAGAATTACTGTAAACCACTAAAACGGAAGACGATGATATCGCGTATGCGGTCGAGCCGTATCCGCTTGCTGCGATAGTAGTCAGCGTAGTAGTGGTGGTAGTACTGTCATAAACAAAGCCTACAACTGCTTGACTTCCGTTATAGTTGCTACAGACGGTAAAAGTTCTGTTGGAATCTAGAACCACCGTCTGCATAGTGTTCGTGGCGCCTGTTATGGACGTGAACGGAACCGAAGCCACTTGACCCACGAGTTCCAAATTCGTAATGGTCCAGACCCCGGCGGCAGTGCTGTTGTCTGAAAGCCCTACCACACTGTCCGTAAATGGGGATAAAAAACCGTATACATTACCCGCGTTATCTTTTACTTTAAGAGGGTATGACCCCACATTTCTGAGATGAAAAACAACGGCATCTTTAGATACGGTAGTCGCGTTAGGCAGCGTAACTGACTGATTGTAATTTGTGGTCGTGATCGTTTGCGAACCTGCGGAAGACGAGGTAAGCGTAACACTACCGGAAGCTGTCGTGCCGCCAGAACCACTAGAAGAAAGAGTGCTCCAAGTTGGTGCGCTGCTGCCAGCAGAAGTCAACACTTGACCAGCAGTTCCAACAGCGGAAAATGTTGTTGCTCCGCTACCAGTTTGGTAAGGAATAACACCAGCAGAACCGCCAGCTAAGTTTGTTGCTGATGTTGCATTAAATGGCGACCCCGCAATTGTCGGTGCATTGGTGAAGTTGGCTACCTGAGCTGCACTAATTGATACTGCCGTAGTACCAGCAGTTTGAAGTTGTAACACTCCACTGGTATCTGCTGTTGTAATCAGCCCACCACTAGTTGCTGCATTAATTATACTAGCCATTCTTTAACCTCTAATTTTTAATTATGGCGTATCAGGCCAATTTACTGTCCACGGAAACCCTGCTTGTGTAGGTACATCGCGCAACGCTTGGCGGTAAGCAGCCCATTCAAAGTCTTGCGGTATGTTGCTTTCCAGAGCTTTAATGACTCGCCAATCGCATTCCTTTAATTTTTCGTCGCGAGTCTGGCGAACATTATTGGCTTGCTCTGCATCCTTCATGGCTTTGTATTCAGCCTCTTGTTCTGCGGCAGTTTTTTCTGGCGTGTCTACAAACACCGGCCCTAGAACATACTTGGTATACCATTTACCATCAATCTGTTCTACACCATTGCGATAACCATATTGATAAACCGTGCCGCCAAAAGCCTGTGGACCTTCTAACACGGGGTCTACCCCAACCGCTTCCATAACTTCAGGAGTTAATAGGTCGTAAGATGGGCCATTGTTGGCTTTCAAATAAGAACGAAGTTCGCTTTCGTACATGACTTGACCTGTTGCCCTGATTCTAAGTTGCATGATAAGTCCTTATGCTATCGCAAGGAAAATGTATGTGCCGCCAGAGGCATTGATACCTGCGCCATTGCTAACGATTTGAAAACCAACGCCTGTTGTATATACGCTGTTGGTATTTAATTCAGCGTCTGTTGTATTGAGTAACAGCAATGGGTCAGTTCCAGCAACCATTCCCCGCGCTGTATCCCAAACGTACCAGCCGCCAGTTGTGTCGGTGCGCTTGATAAGAACAAACCGCGCACCACCAGTAAACCCGCAATTGATTGTTTGCGTTGCGCCCGTGCCCGAATAAGACCCTACTTTGGATACGCCGGGGCAGGTTGCAAAAAGATAAACTACATAAGTATCTCCCGCTGATCCTTCACAAGGGACGCCAGCCGTTGTGGATGTAGGTACTGGAATCCCCCCAGAAGTACTAGAAGTATTTTTTTGTTGCGTTGAATTTAAATTTAAATATTGATTTGACCCTAATACAGTGTATCCAGAAGTAACCCAATTACTAAAACCGCTGCTACGACATTTGGCAATTACAAGCTCTGGCACCACCCCTAAGTTATGTGTAAAAGATTGGCACTGAAACGGGTTTCCCGGAACAGTTTGCGTAAAACAAACCACATCAAAGAAGCCGGGGGCGCGAGCAAAGTTATAAAATATAGTATTCGAACTAGCGTAATAAGTTGAGATTCGAAAACCAGTGTTATTAAATGCTCTCGTGGTGGCCTGTACATTGTCTTCAGCGTTTGCTGAAGATGTTATTAAGTATCTATTGCTTCCAGACTCAGTGGTTGTTGTACCTACTACGCGCAATCTATCATCAACTGATGTGTTTAGTGTATCTACACTGCCTCTTTTTGCTTTCCACTGGCTATCAATAACAAAATTAGTTGTTTGTGCAGTTCCCGCAGCGGCATTAGCCGTAATTGGACTAAACACACTCGTCCCGCTTGTGGGCACTTTCATTGGCCCACGGCGAATGGCAATGTAGATGTGTGCGGTGTTTGGAGCCAAAGCCCTTGCAAAAAATCCTGTATTTTGCAAACGTGTGTACTGCCCAGAAACTACTTCAGCGTCGCTTGTGTTTGCAAAAAATCTTGCTTCATCGCCGTTAGCTACTGCGAGCCATTTACGCATAATGTCAGCCATGTACCAATCATCAAGATAGGTGCCAGTCCCATTTGCTCTTTTCATTAAAAGCCATTGTGGTTCCCATCCAAGGTTGATAGTTGATTCTCCGTTTCCGTCAGTCGTAAACGACCCACACGAAATCACATTGTCTAAACCAGTCAGACCAAAACCGCCATCATTGTGGGCAAAGAGGTAGGCGACGTAAGTCCCGCCAGAAGCGTTAACAGTAGTGTCTGTGCCAACAGAAAATACTGAACTTGTGGGTGTTGTGCTGTTCCACCGTGTAGCGCCTGTGGCTACTGCGGCTGTGTCGTTTAAAACAAGGTATTGCGTGTTGGCAAGACTTCTGTGATAAACCTGCCAATAGGAATTGGTGTCTGTACGCTTGACAATAATACAACCCGGAACTGAACCAAGATTATGAGAAACAGTGCGATTTGCGCCTGTCCCCGTATAAGTTACAACATCAAAGAACTTTGGTTGCTTCCGAAATGTCCATGAGGCAAAAGTGCCGCCAGAGGCAGCGTTTGCATTTGTCAAATTGTCTGTACCAACTGTAAATCCAGTTGTGCTAAAAGTGTTGACCGTCCCGCTTGCTGAATAGTTTTGATTGAGAACATCAGTATTTGAAAACAAAGTTTGGTTTGCGCCGCGAACTGTGTCTACAAGCGCATGGTTAAAAGCGGCTCCCCTGCATTTCACCCAAACCAATCCACCATATGTTGATAAATTAATTTGATTGGTGATGGTTTGTGATGTCCCGCTTCCAGTGCCCGTATAAAGATATGTACTGAACATATCTTCGATGTACTGAGGAATGTATGGAACACCGCCACCAAACCCGTCATAACTAGCTGCACCACTTGTTGCTTGTAATGGCATAGTTTAAACCTTAAATTGTGTGTTGCTTGCCAAAACAGTAAAAGTAGCACCGGCAGTCTTTATTATAAGATAACGATAACTATCTATACCGCTCGCATTCCCAGCAGTAGGCGCACCTCCGAGCCAACGTGTAGTCACGCCTGAAGTTGTGCCATCAATTTGCACTGAATTGTTGTAATATGCAGTAGCACCTTGGGTGACTAAAAAAGCCACAGTCATAGACTGACCCGTACTCATCAACGAGTCCAGTGATACACCACTTGCCGCACGAAAATTAACTGTCCAGTTCGCACTTGCGTTGCTTGTATAATAAATAACAGACTGCGTTGCAATGTCATAGTTAATTGTACCAGTCGCCGCTGTAGCCGACACGGTAGCAGTTTCCGCCACATCATTCAAGACCATTGCTAATAGAGAAGACGAACCGTTAAACGTCTGCGTTCCAGTGAAAGTGTTATTTGCTGTCGTCGTCACCAGCGACGCGCCCGATACCGTAGGAGTGCTGGTAAAACTCACCGAATTGTTAAACGTCTGCGTTCCAGTAAAAGTGTTATTTGCGCTTGTCAATGCCGGAGTTCCGCTGACTGAAGGTAAAGTAAAGACAACCGTACCAGCTACAGCAGGGGCTTGTAACGTAATGCTTCCACTAGTATCACCAGCAATTACAATTGAACTCATAGTACCACCCACCTTGATCCAGAACTAACTGTTACCGATTGCCCCGAAGCTATTGTTATTGGTCCAGCAGAACTTCCACTGTAACCAGCAGCAATTGTATAGCTTGCAGCCACTGTCAAATTATTAATAAATATTCCGTTACTTGCTGTAACCACTGTAGAT